TTATACTAATTTCTTTAGTGTTTTTATTCATTATTTCTATATTTTCGCTTTCCATTAGAGTAAAATTATTTCCATTAACGGTTAAAACGATATCATTCTCTTGATAATTTTCACCATAATCTTTACGAGCATACCAATCCATATAAACAAGCAAATCTGAAAATGCTGTTGCACCGGCTAATTGATTACTAGCAAATGCAGTAAACTGTATAACTAAATTAATAAAGGATTTAAAATGTTTTGGTGGTCCAATTTTTACCTTGGAAATAAAAGGAAGTCCCTTTATAACTAATCCGTCAAGAGAAAATGCAAAACAATACGGCTTCATCCACATATGATTATCGTGAATTTTAAGAGAACCATTAATACACAATTCAAGAATTTTATTAGCTCGTTTAATACCAATATTACTATCTTTAACCATAATATTCCACATATGATAATATGCATTAACCTTTTGAAGTGATTTACCAAATTCATGTTCAAAGGTTAATACTGAATTATCATCAACATTAGCATTACCATCACTAGATACATTTGAAATAACATTATTATTAAAAAAATCTTTAGCAAATTGATTAATATCTAATTTATCTGAACCAATACCATCTAAACGGATCATTTCTGACCCATATTTTTCTTCTATTTCTTTAAGTTTTAAAACAAACCGTTGATCAAATGATTGACGAATTAGCAAATTACACCTCCAAAATGTTTTTTAATTCATTATAATTAATTTTATTCCATTTATTATTATTTTTAATATAAATTTTTTGATTTGTATCTTTTTCTTCTATTTTTTTACCTTCCCACGCACCATCTATTACTAGATCTACATGTTCCAACAAGTTTTCAACTTCTGAAAATAATTTTCCAGTATAAAGACATATTTTATATCCATTTTCCTTAAAAAACTTATTAAAAGCCAAAAAACCTTCTTCTTGATATACTGAATCGCCACCAAGCCAGCAAATCCATGTTGATAAGTCCCTATTTTGTAATATCTTAGGAAGATCTTCCAATTTTATAGTAGTTCCACCTATAAATGATTGTAATTCTGGGTTTTGACACCCCTCACAACGCTTTTTACACCCCTGAACATAGATATTAAGGGATGTTTGTGTAGGAATTTCTATAAATCCTGTAGAAATATTGGAGATTTGCATTGAAATGGTATTAATCTCTGTAATTTTAGATAGATTGTTGTTCATTATATAACTATTTATCCTTTGTATCTATTATACCATAACGATAAGATAAAATCTATCTAAAATTTATAAGTTTTTCTGTTCAAACAGTTTACGTTGTAGTAGGTTTTGGTGCTTCCGTGGCATTTTGACCTTCTCCACCTGCTACTGCCCCAGTTTTTGCGGGTCCTGGTCCAAACTCTGGTGGAACATCTGGTTTAAATTTATCTAATCCTGCTTGAGAAGATCCAAGTCCAGAACCAGATGAACCACCAACGGCACTATTAATATCACCAACAGCAGCATTAAGTTCATTCTGGGTCTCTCTAAAATCTGGACCATTAGTACGAATTTGTTCAATTTCCCACATAAGTTCATTATCTTTACGTAACCATTCCCTATTTTCCGCCATCATATCATCATTCCATCCAAGATAATGTCTTTGTGAAAATGATTGTGAAACCAATTCATTATTACCCATGTTATTATAATTTTCGAACTTCAAATTGAATGTTTGTTGTTCACGTATAACCATAAATTGTGTAGGAGTGTTAAAAGTAAGAATAATTTGATGTTCTTTTAGTTTATATTTTAACCAAAACTTTCTAAGCTTTAAATGTACAATAAAAGAATCTTTTAATGCCATTACAAATTGTCTTTGAAGTCTCATTACAAATTTTGCGAAACGAAGTTCCTCTCTTGTAACTTCTGTTCCATCCTTAAACGTATCTTCTGGATTAAGTCTACCAATAGGAACTTTAAGAGATTTATAAAGCTTTTTAACAAAATACATAAGGTCATCAAGTTGTCCTAGGTTTTGTCCACCCTGAAGTAACTCAACCTTAGTTCCTTCTTGTCCATTTTTCTTGGCAAACCAATAAGAATCAAGCATTGATTGTGGATCATAAACATTTTGCACACTTTTACCTTGTACATTATATGTTTTTCGAGACCAATACTGATTAATAAGTTTTTGGATATAGGTTTCAGCCTTTGCCGCTGGCATATTACCAACATCTATATAAAATACTAAACGTTCTGGAGCACGAACCAATCTATAAATAACAATTGAATCTTCAATAAGAGATAATTGCTTATATGCTCTACGTGCATTTTCGATATATGGAACACGCATTGTACGATCCTCGTTCCAAAGTCCAGAATGAACATATGTAATTTGGTTTTTATCAAATACGATAAGGTCTTCTTTTTTATTTCCAACGCCTTGTTTACCTTGTGGAACGGATCTACGTAATAAAAATCCTTTTATTAATCCATTTTGTACATTATCATAAACTGGATTAATAAGTTCAGATGGAATACTAACTATACCAAGTATTCCAAGGTCTGGTCTATTTTGAGAAATAACATTTTCAAAAAACAATTCACCATCAATTAATAATTGACGAAAAAGTTCCCATCCTCTATCTTCCAACTTAAAAACGGTAACAAATTTTTGCCATTCTTTACGAATCTCTTTTTTAATATTATCTTTATATTTACCATCTACACTAATCTTTATAATATCGCCTTCATCATCTTTAACAATTGTTTCGTCACAAATTTCGTCTATTGCATCAGAGACTTCTGCATATGCAGCCATTCTTCTATATTGTTGTAGCCTTCTGATCTTATCAACATCCATATTAGAATACATGTACTGTTGATAATCTTTATTGATCATTATAGTACCAGCACTGGTAGACTCGCTTTTATCTCCTTGTATTACAACAGATTGTTGTAAAACTCTCTCTTCTTTTCTTTTTGTAAGTTCATTAAAATCGTCATACTTGGGGTTTAAAGCTGAAATATCATTTATAATTCTATGTGTATATGGTAGATTAGCTATTAATTGATCAAGCAATGAATTTTGTTTACCCGCAGAACGTGATGGCATATTTTCTCCTATAGTCTTTAACTATTTAGTTAAAGAATCAAATTATCAATACTAAAATATTTTATTTTTCCTTATAATTAACTACAATAATAATAAAACGGATCAACTCTAATCCCCGAAATTGAAGGATGTTGATATTCAACGTAATTATTATATTCTGATGTCCCAGAAACATATGGATTTAATGTTGGACGAATGGCATCAACCGTCAACTTACCATAACCTGCTTCATTAAATGCTATAACATCTATATATCCTGCATCTACTGCACTTGGCATTACAAATGTTAATACATTATCCGATACTGCTGCCCAACTATCAAGCTGTATACCAGAAAATCCTGTATATAACGCTGAAATTGTTGGATTACCGCTTGCTGGATCATACCAAGAGATATTTTCAAACACTCCTGGTGATCCACTAAGATATAATGTAGATAGAGTATCAAACCATGATCCATAAACTGTTATTATTTTATCAGAAACACAAGGAATCATAAGCCATGGGTCTGCTGTTTTTAATTGAGGTCTACCCGAAATTGTAAACGTATCAGTATTATCAGAATCTGCAAATTCTACCATCTGTTCATATTTTGCATTTAAAGAGGATAATGCTGTAAAGGAAGTAGTAACCTTATAAATTTTTCCTACTGGCTCCGATGGATCTTTAAACAACCAACCTTCTATAACAAAGGATGTATTTGCAATTATTCTATATGGAACATTTGAGGTAATATCTGTTGGATATTCAAAATTAATATTACCACTCCATTTGATAATGGTTCGCATTTCATGGTTAGTGTATGGTGCTAACCAACTTACAACAATATACGGATCGTTATATGGTGCAAAATTAGTAACAATCTGATCCATATCAGATTGAAATCTAGTAATTATTGACATATTAACAGTAATATCTACTGGTACTGGTTGTAGTGGATGTGTAAATCCAGTATCATTAATACCCATGTTATAATATGGACCTTCTATTTTATTAAACACTCTTCCAGGATTTCTATTCATGTTAGCAATACTAACAGAAATAACTGGTAACGAAATATGTTTTGCTTTATTAACAAGATCGTGAAGTGTTCTAGTTTTTGGTGCATAAACAAAATTACATTTAATTTTATCTTGTATTCGTCTATTTATAGCATTATTATAACGTCTAATTACAATGTCATCAAATGCATCTACCATTTGTGCAATCAGTGTTCTTATTTCAAAATTATATGTTTCTAGTTTCATTATACTTTAAGTTCTTCTACTGCTTTAATAAAATCATGATCAGCAATTTCATTTGTTAATTTTGGTGCCTCAACAACTACTTCATTTTCTTTAAACGCAATCCAATCAACACATTTTTGCATACATCTAGGACACGGAACATAATATTTTTTCTTTATATCAAACCCCACATAAAGTCTACCAAAACATTTTTTACAACTTGTATTTGGTTTTTTTAAAAGAGGAATCTGTGATTTGTTTAAATTTTTTATTTCATCAGGTTCAATATAATACATATCACCACTAACTAAACTAAAAAATAATTTTAATTCTTTCATTATTCTCCTACAATTTGTATTTCTAATATCTTATCATAAAACTTATTATTAGTTTCTACTGATAATGGTTTTAATATGTTATATACCATTGTATTTTTTTTTGTTAATGTTAAAAGTCTATAATCAAAATAAACTAACCCGTCATCTTTCCAAAGTTCAACGGCAAATGGAATCGGAATTTCAAATTTTTTAACATCGGTATCATTCTTTTTTATTGTAAGTTCAATATGATAATTATTCTGTTTAAATAATAATAACCTGCCTTTCCTATATTGTTTATTATTAATATATAACTTTAGATTTTTTTGTAATAGGTATTTAAGAGTATCTTCTAGTTCAGTATCATTAATAGTCATAGTAATCCTTTTATATATTTACATATAAAAGTAAGAAGTCAATTAGGTATTCATAAATTTTATTTTATCTTTGGCAGACAGCTTTAATAATACGTCAGTGAAATATTGCCAAAATTCATTAATCTCTTGTTCATTTTTTACTGGCATAGCACCTAATATGTCATAATCATCAAGATTAATATTACGATACTCTTGACGAAATAGATCAAATACGGTTATAAGATTATATGCACTTGCCTTATATGGTGGTGGGTGTGTAGGTGCCTGAAAATGAAATGCGGTTTTTCCTATAATGGAATTTAATAATGGATAACTATTGGTGCATAGAAATCTTCTCGTTTTTGCCATAAAAGATGGGGGTCTATTTCGTCTTTTAGCAACAACTTCAACAACATTTTGGGCAAAAAAATTACTTAAAGCGTCCATTCTATAACTATTTATCAAAAGTTGATGGGTTTATCGCTCAAATATGTTGTTCGGCGTCAATACCAGTATGCGCTCGATTAGCAATGCGGCCAGCTTCTTGGCCTCTATCGTAAAGACCATTTGCTTGCTCCCGGCCTGGATACGTTCCAGTTCCTCGATGTGTCGGCACGTCTCGGCGTATGCCGTGAGCAATGCCGAACAAGCGGATGGAGAACTACAACATGACTCGCGCCTTGATTCAGCGAGCGTTGTCAGGTTGGTCAAAATCGTATCCATCTCTTCGGGTGTGTGTTGTTCATCCGTCATGTTGAGTCTCATCCTTTCCGTTCGGTTGCCTCTTGCGATACCATCCGCAGTGATGAAGGGGTTTTTGTTTTATTTTCTTGAATGGAGGATAAAATGTTTTTTTAGAGCCATCTGGATATGTCCTCACTATACTTCCCTGTTGCATATCTTTACCTTCATCGAATTCGTATTTAGACATTCCACCATGTATCCTTGGGGGGACACCTTTGACATATGCTATTCTTCCTTTAGAATCAACCCAAACTTCTTTTCCCAAAAATTCTGGATTAGTAGTTTCAAGAGAATCAACAGCTTCTTTTATTAATGTATCAAACTTATAAAATGTCATTTTAATTATTTACCTGTTTTTGGTTTTACAAAGCAGAAAATACGCTCTTCGTTGATGAAAACATAATTATGACCCTCAAATTTAGTCATACTTAAGCCTCTATCATTAGGAAAAAGAATATAGGTTCCAACTTTACATTGTTCACTAGAACCTGGTCCAGCTAAAACAATTTTTGCAATTCTCCACATCTCTTTTGAGACTCCAGCGTTAACTAATATACCACCCCTATCAATAAGTTCACCATCATCTACCTCGTCAGCCATTTCAACCATCAGGATATTACCTGTTGTTCCAATTATATCCCAATTAGTTGGAATGGCTTGTCCTCTATACATTTCTAAATCAATAGATTTTCTTGGTGGCAACCCATGAACTTCTGCTTCTAATCCTCTTTGTTCTAGATGATCCATAATATTTCTCCTTTTTATTTTGCTTTAAACGCTTTAATTAAAACATCTACAATAGTTGATGTATTATCTGTTTCTGTATTCAACTCAAACGGTTCAGTTATGTTATTCACAGAATCCGAACCATAATCACCATAAATATCTTCGAAATTTACATTATCAGTTCCGTTTTCAGGTATTTCGTTAGTTGATTCATTTTTTTGTTTAGCATCTAACAACATAAGAGAACAAAGTTGTTTTGTTTCTGGTTTTTTAAGTGTACCAGAAACAAATACTTCTATTTCATGTTTTGTAAATTTACCTTTAAGTTCTTCGATAGGATTTTCATAACATCCGTACAATTTAAGTGGTAAATATTCAACTGTTACTTGGGCGCAATCTCTAATTACATAATATGCACCCTTAACAATGATTTTAACACCAGTAGCAGGTTCTTTAACTGCTTTAGCAGCACGAGAAGCTAAAGCCTTTAATACCATTACCGAACTATTATCAATTATTTTTTGTTCTACTGACATTTATCAATTCCTTCTTCTACTTCGTCAAATTTAGTTAACACCGTTTCTGTTAGTTCCTTTGCTGATATTTCATCCTTTACACACTTAGGAGAAAAAAGAAACTCATTATATATTTCTTCATCTGTTTTATTAGATAAAATAGGTCCATACATATGTTTATATTGTATAAAATATTCGGCTAATGCCTTTTGATATTGTCTTCCTGATGTAAAAGCATAAACTTCATATCCATCATCAATTAATTTTTTCATATCATCCTTTGTCATAATACATATTTCTTTTAAAATATATTCTGGAATATTTTTAATATTTGGATACGATTGAAATACTTCTTGTGTTATTTTAACATATAATGAAAACTTCTTTGATCCTAGAACATCTTCCATATATACATATTTGATTTTATTTTTGTCGTTAAGATATGATTCGGTTTTAAAAATTAATATAGAACATTTAGATAAAAACTCACTATCATTGTATAATACTTCACCTTCTTTATGTGCTACTATTTTATATTGACTATTATTCAAGGTTTACTCCTTTTGTTAATGTGGTAATATCAAGCCCATAGTCTTTAACGTATTCTCTAATTTCCCGTTCAGAAATTTGTTTAGATTCTGCTATAAACTTTATTGCGTTATTTATTTCATCTTCCTTTGTATTTGGTTTTGTTTTTTTGCTTGTTTTTTTAATATACTTAAACCTTTTAAACTTCATCGTTGGTATTGTAACTATAAATAACTTATACCATTGACTGTTATTGTCAAGTGCCTTGTATAATTTGTTTGTTGTTATGTTTAATAGTTTTACAATACTATTGGAATGCATACTTAACCATCTTGACATCATATACGGCTGGAACTCTTCTTCTTTTTCTTTTTTATCAAAAAGCGTTCCATTTTTTTTATATAAAATATCATTAATAAAGTCAAATAGTTTCATATATAATATATTACACTATTTTCTTTGTAGTTTCAACAAAAATCTCATGAAGTACGCCATAAAAATATTCTATTCCTTTACGCATAAGGATTATTGAATCATCATTACTAAGGCGTGTAGAATATGCAATAGCTGGTGCTTTTTTTCCTGCATTGATATTTATTCCTGTATAAATTAACACTGCGCCATTAACTAGCGTTATATCACTTACAGATGCTTTACCTTTTGTTTTAATAATGCCATTTTCTTCAATTTCTTTATGTATAATAATAGATGATCCGTCAATTTCGACATCACACTTAAGAAATTCAGAAGCGAGAATATTACCAATACAGGAATTAAAGATACGCTGGAAACAAACACCTGCAAACAGAGAAATATTAGGAATTTCCATACAAAAATTAATTGCATCATCTGAATATAAACCTTCTTCTCTAATAATATGTTCTTTATCTACAAGGTTATTAATATCCACAGAAATTGGAGAACGAAACGCAATTATATTACCTATGGGATGTGTTTTATCTTTAAAATGATCATATGCAAATCTTTTATGTAGATACGTACCGTCATATTTTTCTATATTTTCTAATATCATGTAAGTCTTCCTTCCTTTTCTTTATTGTTACCAGATCCCGTCCTCTCTTTCACTTTTCGGCGACACTTCCTACATTTATCTTGTAGTTGACTTGCTTCAAATGAAGTTAGTTCAAATGATGCACCACAGCGAACACATTTTTTACCTCCGACAACATCTCCAGTTGAAATAGCTTTGCGATATTTCGTACTGCTGGCATAATGAAAATACATTGTAATTTATCCAATCGTTATTAATAATATATCAAAAAATTTAATAGAAATCAAGTAAAGCGTTAAATTTACTTTCTTCGCTACGCCCTTAACAATGACAGCCCTATCGCCGTCCACGCCACGGCTAGTATTATTATGACCACCGTTGCAATTACATCCCTCCACCCTATATCTCTTCCCACTAACCGAATCCCCGTCGCCAAAAAACCAAGCAATAAAACCGCCAGCATAACCAGCCCAATAACATTCTTAGCGTTCATTCATCCCTCGCTTTCTGCTTGTTGTTACATAATGTCTAGTTGGATTTATGGAGCACCATGCCACCAAACACCGCAAGCGCGGTTGCGAAGAAGACATTACCCCACGATGCCGCGTATTCGAGATTCGGGAACATCGTCGCCAGATTGAGCGCGGCAACAAAGCCGCCCATCACCGTCAGGAAAAATCCAACAATCGCTTTCAAGGTATCTCCTTCCGCTGTAATCATTTACCCCTCGCTTTCTGCTTGCGTGTTTGCTTGCGTGTTGCGTGATGTCTCGCTGGGTTTTGATAATTTGATGTAGTGCGCAATAATCGTGAAGATTTGGTCTGTCAGGTCTGCGTGGTAATCAAACAGCCCATCGCAAGTTCTCCCTTCTTTCCCGAAATGCGCTTCCATGTTGCACCGCAGCTCGGCGCAACGACATTCCTTATTGTCTTTTGCCTTGCGCTCAAGTACTGCGACCTCGTTGACCAGCTCAAGCAATTTGTCACTTGCCTTCTTTTGGATACCTACTCCCGTGTTCATGTCTTTCCCTTCCTCTTTAGATAAATGTTGCATGATAAATATTGTGAGCCATTACTGCTCTTAATCCGTCAAACTCTATTTTTTTATGCCTGAATATACTGTCAACTCCCTTCATTGCCGCGTGTTCATCTATGCCCCAAGATGCTTCAACTGCAACAACCTTGTTCCCTTGTAGTGCTTCTATTCTATACATTCTCATCTATCCCCCTTCCGGTCTTTTCGTTGGTGATAACGACATGATTCTTTCTGCCAGCGATAGCCAGCGTAACAATCATTATGGCCAGTATTGCGATCAGTTCCATGTTAGACTGCCTTTCTTCTATTTTTGGCCTGCATCTTGCCCTTTCTGTGTCATGGCAATGTCAATGGCCCGGCGTAGGCTTCTATGACAACCGTTGCCACCCCCAAGATCATTGCCTGGTGTGTAAATAACCCACGTTGAACTTTCTCCCGGTTCAGGCGCGTCTATGTCGGCACAATTCTGTATTAGCCAGTCGATTCGCAGCGCGTCCTGATTATTTGAGCGTCCTTTATCGCCGCGTTCTTTAATTACCTCTTGCCATTCGGACTGTATCTGTTTTCGCGCAATGTTGTTATATGTTTCCTTGTTTCTTTTCTTGATGGTCTGTAATGCATCCCAACAATTATCGCACACCTCCTTTGTGTCGTCATTGGCGCAACATTCATTTATCATCGAGTGCAATTTGTCCCCCACGTCATTTTTACATACAT